CTACCATCAACAGGTGATATATAAGGAACTATAATTTCTTCACTTGACCACGAAACAACCCAGTCTTCCTCATCAAATTTTTTCATAAATCTGAATTCCCAGGTAGACCGGTAAATGATGTTTTTATAGTCACCCACATACTTTTGTGGATTCTTAGGTGTAAATCTTCCAGAATAAGCCATAAATATAGTATATATTCCTCATTTTAAGACAAACATGGCAATAATTTCAATTCCAACAGCAGTAGGTGGTGTGGCGCTACCTGGTCCACTTGGCCAAGTAGCAAGCGGACCTTTGGCCGCATTGTTTGGTGGTCAAGGTTTAAATAAATTACAATATCCACCAGAACTAGCTACTGATGCAACAAAAACGCACTATGTTGAATTTGCTATTAAAGAAGTTGCACCAGCATCTTACGAAACTTCACCGAGTGGTGCAAATTTAACACTTGGCGGTACAGCAAATGGAATTAATGCAGCAATATCAACTGATATTGGCCAAAATGTTGTTGGTAGCATAAGCAATATTACGGGCATAAACAAAGATAAAATAAATGGTGTTATTGGTGGTTTTTCAAAAGCACTGCAAGAAGGTATATCAATTACACCTCCAGTAAAAAAATTACAATCTTTAATTTACTTATACATGCCGGACACACTGGCTGCATCTTATAATGCAACATATAGTGATGTTGATTTGAGGGATGCTTTAGGAGAAGCAGTTAACACATTGAGGTCAATTGACCAACTTGCTAATCCAGCCGTAGATATTTTGTCTGGTGCCGGAAGTTTAAGTGTGAAAGCAAAACAAGCACAAGGTGTTGCTTCAACAGACCCAAATGCAATTGGTTTAGCTGTCAAATTGGGAACAGCAATCTCTGGTGCAAAATTTGGAACAGGTGGAGACCTTGGTAGCGTTTTACTACAAGGACAAGGATTAGCAATTAACCCACAAGTTCAAATGGTCTACAAGGGACTTCCACTAAGGTCTTTTCAACTATCCTTCACATTCACACCAAAGTCACAGCAAGAAGCAAAAACGATAGATGAAATCGTTTATACATTTAAGAAATGGGCTGCACCATCATTAACTAACGGTGCAGCCGCATCAAGCCAAAGTATGTATTTGATTCCTCCAGCATTGTTTCAAGTTCAATTCAAAATAAAAGGTGCTGAAAATTTCTATCTTCCAAAATATGCGGATTGTGTATTGGAGAACATTGATGTGAACTATGCACCGAATGGTTTTGCAGCACACACTGATGGTGCACCAGTTCAAACAACTTTAAATTTACAATTCAAAGAGCTTGAAATTGTTGATAGAGGTCGTTTACAAAAGGGCTTTCAGAATATTAATGATCCTCAAGGACTGAGATAATGAAATATTTTCAAAGTTTTCCTCTTGTTGCTTCAACCGACTATAACGGCAATCAAGTTGCACTTACAAATTTGATGTTGAGGTCGGAAGTTGTTCCCACTTTGTTGAACAACCCTTTGTTATTCTATACATATGACATTCAAGATGGTGATACACCAGAATCTATTGCTAACAAGTATTATGGTGATCCATATCGCTATTGGATTGTATTGTATTCAAACCAAATCATTGACCCACAATGGCAATGGCCAATGGGTCCAAACTTGTTCAACGACTATATCATTGACAAATATACTGAAGCCACAGCAAACACATTAAACATTGCTGTTGCAAATGTCACATCAACACAAGTTTTTGCATACACACAAAGCACAATACAAGATTACATATTGACGTTGACAACATATGAAAGTGCTTCATCAAATACAACCATAACAAATTATACAATTGATGCGGCAGCATACGCAAATGTTAATGTTCTTATTAGTCAGAATCCTGGTACTCCTGTTTACTTCCCCAATGGAAACTTTGTAACCAAGACTTACTCAGCTTCAACACAATCAATCTATGATTATGAAATTCAACAGAATGAAGCAAATAGAACCATCAATTTGGTCAATTCAATTTATGTTCCACAATTTGAACAACAATTCAAATCATTGATGAGTAAATAATGGCAGATACACCAGGTTTAACTAAGACGGGTATAATTTACCCAAATGACTATACAATAATCAACTTAACATTGTTGACTTCTGTTAGCACATTTGATGTTAAGAATATTTTAATTGAACTATCGTACAATGAAGACATTTTCAATAACACAGCATCTGGTTATTTGATGTTGGTTGATGCAACAGGTTACATTGAAAAGTTGCACATGAATGGTAATGAATTCATTCGTATGACTTTTGGTAAAGCAGACGACAGCACCAATATCGTTGACAAGATTTTCCGTGTGTTTAAGGTAGCAAAAAGAATACCTGAAAATGATGGTAACACAGAAACATATTCTCTCTACTTCTGTTCTGAAGAATTGTTGCTATCAGAACAATATAAGGTCAGTAAGTCTTATAGAAGTAAAGATATTGCATCTAATGTTGTTGACATTCTAAAAACTTACTTACAAGTTCCAACCAATAAGATTGCAAGCATTGAGCAGACTTATGGTGTTTACGACTTCTTAATTCCAAACATCAAACCATTTGACGCAATCAATTGGATGTCAACATATGCAAGACCTGCAAATAATCCAGGTGCCGATATGTTGTTGTATGAAGATAAGTTTGGTTACAATTATCGTTCTTTACAATCTTTGTTTAAACAACAAGTGTATAATGCATACAGTTTCAATCCAAAGAATATTAATCAAAGGGTTCAAACAAACACACAACAAATTTACAATGTATTGACATATGAAATTATGGATTCATATGATTCACTTGGTGCAATCAATTCTGGTGTGTATGCAAACCAATTGTTGTCAGTTGACCCTTTGCTAAGAAGATACAAGGTAACTAACTTTGATTATGGTTCTTACTCAAACAAAGCAAGTAAATTGAATGAGTATCCAATCACCAACAATTTCGCCAACCGAAAAGGTGATGGTTTGAATCAGACACCACAGGCTGTTTATAAGTTGGTGTTCTCAAACTACAATCAAAACGATTCAAGTTACATCAAGAGCCATCCAGGTTCGGTAGCACACGATATTTTTGCCGAAACATATATTCCATACAGAACCGCACAGTTGCCTCTACTCAACTATACAAGAGTTAAAATAACTGTTCCAGGTGACCCTGGATTAACGGTGGGTCGTGTAGTGAAATTCAATTTACTATCTAAAGACCCAAATAAAAAAGAACCAGATGATTTCTATTCTGGTAACTATTTAATTACAGCAGTAAGACATATGTTGACCGTGCACCAATATAGAACTATATTAGAATTGGCTAAAGAAAGTACCACAAATCAATACTCTGCGGTTAGCACAGGTTCTTCATTGTGGAACAATACCGTGAAAGGAATTACATAATGAAAATGGTAAACAATTTTGCAGGTCTTAATGGCTTTGTCTGGTGGGTTGGTGTTGTTGAAAACCGCAAGGATCCATTAGAGGTGGGTCGTTGCCAAGTTAGAATTTTTGGTTGGCACACAGATAACAAACAACTGATACCAACAGCCGATTTACCTTGGTGTATGCCCTTGTATCCACTAAATCGTTCTAAAGACTTTTCAACACCAAGAGAAGGTGATTACATTGTTGGTTTCTTCTTTGATGGTGAATCTGGACAATTCCCTATCATGATGGGTGTTTTACCGGGTATTCAAGGTGCGGTTGCATCTGGAGATTCTGGTTTCCAAGACCCAAGAACTGCGGCAGAAATTGCGGCAGCACCTCAAGTTCCTGCTGGTCAAAAACAATACACACCAGGTCAACCAACGATTGCACCATTGGCTAGAGGTGAAATTGCAAACTCAGCAATCTCAGCAACTAATTCTACAAGAAGTGCGGTGCAAGACATTACAACACCAATCAAAGCATCATTGGCTGCCGCAAAACTACAAGCAATGTATTTTGTGCAAGAGATTCGTTTGGCTAAAGATGCAATTATTGCTGCATTTAGTGCTCCAGGTACAGGTATTGGCAACTTAGCACAGACAGAACCTATACAAATTGCAAACAAACTTAAAGCATATGCACAAGAAGCACAGGCAGCAATTACTGCAACTAAAGAAGTTCAAGCTGCCGTTGCTGAGGTAAATTCTTCAGTATCTTATATTGAGGGTCTACCCGCCGCTGCTGTGCAACAAATAAATAGTGAAGTAAATCTACCTGGTCAAACTGGTGGTCTATACAACAGCATTCTTTCTTCCGCCAAATCAACAGTCAACCAACTAGAGAATTCCATTAAATTATGAGTAACAGCACACAAGAATTACCACCGTTAGTAGCTTGGATTGAACCTAGGTCTGATTATCAAGCACAATACCCATACAATACATTGACACAGACAGAATCTGGTCACTTGTTTGAGATGGATGATACTCCTGGTGCTGAAAGAGTTCGCCTACAACATAGAACTGGTACTTTTACAGAGGTACAATCTGATGGCACAGAGATTCATAAGGTTGTTGGTACAAATTATGAAATCATTGCACAAGATAACAATGTTCTAATCAAGGGCAAATGTAACATCACCGTTGTTGGTGATTCGGTATTGCATGTGCAAGGTGATGCAACCATGCAAGTTGATGGAAATGTATATGAAAGTGTAAATGGCAGTGTAAATCAACAGGTTGCAGGCGATTTGACCTCTACTATCACAGGAAATGCAATCATTTCATCAAAGAATCAAGTTCAAGTTCAAGCCGATGTGTTGGTCAATGGTGACTTGAATGTTACTGGTGACATTTCATCAAGCGGTAGCGTTACTGCGGTGACCAACGTAACTGCTGGTGTTCAAGTGTATGCACCATTGGTTATGGATGGTCCAGGTCAAGTTACCGACAGTATTCTATATCTACGTGCACTATACAACACTCACACTCACCCATTTATTGCAAAGGCCGGTGCGGATGCACTTGTTACTTTACCTACAACATCTCAAGATGTTCCATAAGCACGATAAATAGAACATGGCAACATTACCTAAGATTTACGCAGATTTGGATTTAACCTTCAACCGCACTCCAGGTACGGGAGATGTTGCTATGCGTTATAATGACCAAGCTGTTATCGCATCAGTCAGAAATTTATTGTTGACAAACTTCTATGAAAGACCATTTCAACCTGATTTGGGTTCAAACATAGATGCAATTCTATTTGAACCAGCGACAGAATTGACTGCAAACATGTTAGAGACTGAAATAAGAAATGTGATTGATAACTATGAACCTAGGGTGCAAATTGATAAATTGGTTGTGCAATTAAATCCAGACCAAGAAACATTTTCAGTCTTGTTGCAATTTTATGTTGGAAACAATACAGTACCTACAGCAGTTAACCTAATTCTTCAGAGGTCCAGATAATGGCATCTAATACAAATATTCAAGTTGCTAATTTAGACTTTAGTGACATCAAGAAAAACTTCACAAACTATTTGCAATCACAAGATACCTTTAAGGATTACAACTTTTCAGGTTCGGCATTGTCTACTCTATTGGATGTTCTTGCATACAACACACAATACAATGCATACTACTTGAACATGGTTGCAAATGAAATGTTCTTGGATTCTGCATTACAACGTTCTTCTGTTGTCTCACATGCTAAACTGATGAACTATGTACCAAAATCTCCTGTTGGTGCTGTTGCTGAAATTAATGTAACATTCAATGGTGTGACCACAACAACATTCAGCATTCCAAAATACACCAACTTCATGTCAGAATCTGTTAATGGTGTTAACTTCAATTATGTCACCACAGATTATTCTACGGTTGGTGTTGTAAACAATACAGCAACATTTACTGGTGTCAATATAAAACAGGGAACATTAGCAAAATATACCTTTACAGTAGATTCCACATCAAACCCA